TGTTTAAATGGAAGAAAAAACAATCTCAACCGAAAAGAAAGAAACGAAACTATCACGCGAAGAGAAAAAACAGCGTAAGGCCAGGATACTTCTTCGCAAGGTAGATTCGACTCTTAAAAGCAAAGGCATCGAAGCTGCTTTAAAGGCATTGATGAAGTCAAGACTTCAAATGCCAAGCAACTCTATCGTTCGCGGCTGGTTTGAAGGCTATCGGGACATGCTCGATGCCTGGCAATATCGAATGATGCCTGATGTTGTAGCTGAATTTCAAAAATTCGGCTTTCGCCGCGCTCGCTCGATAGCAGCCAACTATCTTGTCAGACGTGAAAATGCAAACAAGCTCTACTTTTACACCATGTGCCAGCGAACACTCGATGAAATGTCAGAACGCAGCAGACTTGCCATAAGCGATCAAGAGTGCGAGATCCAGGAAACACCGCCAACCACAGTCTCACTTAATGAAATAACTAATGAACAAATCGAATCTGGAAAAAAACTTTAATTTATCGAAAGGAAAAATATGTCAGTGTTAGAAAAAATCAAAACAGGTAAACAACCATCGCCACCACGAATATTACTTTATGGCACAGAAGGAATCGGCAAATCAACATTTGCAGCCGAGGCTCCAAATCCAATCTTCATACCAACCGAAGATGGTTTAAATGAAATCAATTGCGCAAGTTTTCCAATGGCTAAAAAATACAGCGATGTGGAAAGCTATTTATCAGCATTGGCGATAGAACAACATGATTATCAAACGATAATCATTGATTCATGCGATTGGCTCGAACAATTAATCTGGGATGAATTGTGCCGATTGTCTGGTGCAAGTTCGATTGAAAAAGTTGATGGTGGTTATTCCCGTGGTTATACAGCAGCTTTAGGTTTTTGGCGTCAAGTTGTTGAGGCACTTGATGCTTTGCGAACCGAACGGCATATGGCAACAATTTTAATCGCACATTCTCGCGTGGAACGCTTCGAAGACCCGGAATCTAATGCATACGACCGATATACACCGCGTATGCACAAACATGCGACCGCCCTACTCACGGAATGGTCGGATGCGGTTTTATTTGCAACCCGCAGATTCAGAACCGAATCTGAAAAATTGGGTTTCGGAAAAGAACGAAACATAGCGGTTGGACTGGGCAATGATGGCGGTGAGCGACTTATTAGAACGGTCGGTGGCCCATCTTGTATTGCCAAGAACCGCTACAATCTTCCATATGAAATTCCTTTGTCATGGGATGCATTCATAAACGCGCTAAATAATTCAAATCAAACTCAAACTTTAGGAGATGTAAACAATGGCTAATCTTAATGGATTCAATGCGAACAATGTAGAACCGGCAGATAATTTTGAACCAATACCGGCAGGAACTTACAATGCTGTAATTATCAAGAGCGAAATGAAACCAACCAAAGATGGTAACGGTAGTTTTCTCGAACTCGAATTTCAAGTTCTTGATGGTGAATATAAGGGCAGGTTGGTGTGGTCGAGATTAGTTTTAGAAAATAAGAATGAGCTAACAGTTAAAATTGCAAAAAGCCAGCTGGCTGATATCTGCCGGGCAGTAAACGTGCCAACCCCTAAAGATTCGCTCGAGTTGCACAATTTGCCATTGCAAATCAAAGTTGCAGTAAAAAAACGCAGCGACAATGGTGAGCCTGCAAACGAAATCCGGGCTTATCGAAAACGCGAAACTGCTGCCGCTCAAACCAGTGCTCCAACTGCAAAAGGAGTCGCACCCTGGAAACGCTGACAATAGAGCTGCCATATCCGCCAACTATTAATCATTATTTTAAAAGGCGGGGAAACAGGACATTTATTGGTTCTGAGGGTATGCAATTTCGCAAACGAGTTTGCAGTGCCCTTATGGCAGCCGGTGTTCGACCAATGGCGGGTATGCTTGCGATGAAGGTCAGGGCATACCCGCCGGATAGGCGAAAGCGTGATATCGATAATATTCAAAAACCGCTACTGGATGCATTGGAAAAGGCAAGAGCTTTTTATAACGATTGCCAGATTAAACATCTGACCACCGTTATGAAAAGTCCGGTCAATGGCGGAAAAACAATAGTAACAATAAGGAAAATCAATGATAGAGCTTCGTGAATATCAAAAACAGGCAATTAACGCTTGTTACGAATATATGCGAAAAAGCACAGGCAACGGATGTATCGTTCTGCCGACAGGTTCGGGTAAAAGCGTTGTCCTGGCTCAAATATGCAGCGATGCGGTTTCGCTTTGGGATGGCAGAGTACTTGTTCTTACGCATGTCCAGGAACTTATCGAGCAGAATGCCGGAAAAATAAAACATTTCCTCGGCGATAATTTCGTTGGTATTTATTCTGCCGGGCTTAAACAAAAAGATATGCACCAACCGGTAATAGCCGCTTCGATACAATCAATTTATAAAAAGGCATTTGAGTTTGAACCGTTTGATTTAATCATAATTGACGAATCACATTTAATTCCAGTAAGTGGCGAAGGAATGTATTTATCATTTCTGCGAGACGCTAAGATCGTCAACCCGAATATTCGAATCGTTGGTTGCACTGCGACGCCATACAGAACCGGCACCGGCATGATTTGCGGGCCGGATAATATTCTAAATGAAATTTGTTATGAAATCGGGATTAAAGAGCTTATCCGTGACGGTTTCTTATCGCCACTGCGTTCTAAAGCATCGAAGACGCGCATTGATACAAGCGGTCTTCACGTTCGCGGTGGCGAATTTATTTCAAATGAACTTGAAGATTTGATGGACACAGACAGCCGTGTCAAAGCTGCTTGTTTAGAAATTCTTGAATATACGCAAGATAGAAATGCAGTTCTTATATTTGCAGCGGGTGTCGATCACGGAAAACATATTCAGCGGATTTTCCAAGAAAATCATAATATCGAATGTGGTTTCGTCAGTGGTGATAGTCCCGATGGCTGGCGAAAAAAGATGATAGATGATTTCCGCAGCGGAAAACTCAAGTACTTATGCAATGTAAATGTACTTACTACAGGTTTTGATGCACCTAATATTGATTGTATAGCAATGCTCCGGCCCACGATGTCGCCGGGACTTTATTATCAAATGGTTGGTCGTTCTTTTAGGATATGTGATGGCAAAAAAGATTCTTTGGTTCTCGATTTTGGTGGAAATATTCTTCGTCATGGTCCCGTCGATTGCCTTCGGGTCACAGATGCAGCAGTCAGAGGAAACGGAGATGCACCAGCAAAAGAATGCCCGCAGTGTAATGAAATCATTCATGCTGCCTATGCAAGATGTCCTTCTTGTGGATACGAATTTCCGCCGCCGGAGAAAACAAAACATGATACTACTGCAAGTTCGGAAGGAATACTATCCGACCAGGCAAGTGTTAATGAATACCAGGTACAGGAAGTTCTCTATAACGTTCACACCAAGAAAAGTGCTAAAACCCAATCACCTCGAACCATGCGAGTGCAATATAAAATAGGTTTTGGGTCTTACATTTCCGAATGGATATGTTTCGAACATAGCGGTTTTGCACGTCATAAGGCTGAAATCTGGTGGAAACAAAGGTCTGATAGTGCTGTACCTGACGATTCTGAAATGGCAGCATTTTTCGCCACTAATGGAAGGCTCAAAGAACCTATAAAAATAATCGTAAAAAGTATTCCAGGCCAAAAGTTCGACCAGATAACAGGTTATCAATTCGAAGACCCGGAACTTTCAGAATGGCAGTTTGACAAAAATATTCCGGACTTTGTCCCTGTCGATGATGAAATCCCATTTTAGGCGGAGCTTCAACAATGTACGACTTTAAAAACCCAATATATAAAAATAATACAAATGGCAATTATGATAACGAAAAAGATGCTCAAAACGCACTTATATATTTTTTGCAGGCAACAGGACTATTTTATATTTTCCAGCAGGTTGAAGGCATACCTCTTAAGCTGTGTCATTTCAAAGATTATCAACGTTTTCGTGCTGATGTCCTGGTGTTGCCATCTGAGAAACTCATAACAGAAGGATGGGATGAAGGTGCCATTATTTTTGAAATCAAACGCAGTGGAATAAAAATAGGCCCTGCGATAAATCAGCTTT